CTGGTTTCGCAATGCAAAAACATCAACACCAATGGAGCAAGATCTCGAAGTTTCTATTACTCGATCCGATGATCCTATGTCTGGTGTTTTTAAAGCTTACTTTTCCGCGTGTCACATGGTACGCATTCCCAATACTGACTTTTGTGTTGTATGGGTACCAAATAGTGGCTCGTATCGTGATATAACTAAGCATCTACCTTTAGAGAACATCAAAGGTGGACCATGCTCTATGGTCTACCGTGATGGTCAAGGGCAAAGGATTGATGCCAATGCTAATATTACACCAGGAAAAGTTGGTCATTGTGAATCTCAATTTGACGGTGCTACCTATAGACTTTCGATTCCCACTTTCAGTGGTCTTTGTATGGCGACTTTCGTTACGCAGTACAAAGCGACCTATATAGCTGGGTTTCATTTAGGTGGACGTACTGGAACCCCTGAAGGCGTTCTTGGCACTGTCAATCAAACCCAAGTTCGTGACGCTATTACCGAACTTGAATCCAAGACAATACCCGCTCATGCTGAAGGTACTATGAAGACAAATATTTATGGTATCGAGGTTCTTGAGAAGGGTGATGTCCACTATAAGTGTCCAACACGATTTATGGAACCTGGCTGCAATATGTTAGTTCATGGTCCAGTTAAAGGAGTTGTTACCCCACATTCTAGTGTTGTAACATCACAAATCTCACCTCTAGTGAATGAAATTTGTGGTGTTCCACAGAAGTGGGGCCCCCCACAATTCCGTCCAACATGGAAACCATGGCAAACTACCCTGCAGTCAGCAGCGCGTCCTTCAATTGGCGTGGAAGGCTCATTCTTGGAATGGGCAATTCGTGATTATTGCAAACCTCTATTCGCATTATTGAAGAAAGATTGGATTGTTAAGGATATACGACCATTGACTAAAATGGAGACAGTATGTGGCAGAGACGGTATTCGTTTTATCGATAAAATGCCGCCCAACACTTCTGTTGGTTATCCTCTCAATGCTCCGAAATCTGACTATCTAGTTTTGCTCGACCCAGAACAATATCCGAGTCATAGCTGCCCCGCTGAACTTGACCCTATGTTTTGGGAAGAATGCGAAAGATTTTGTGCCGTATGGGCTAAAGGAGAACGTGCTTATCCTATTTTCAAAGGTTGTCTAAAAGATGAACCTACGAAATTGACCAAGGACAAAGTGCGTGTTTTTCAAGCCGCGCCTATTGCGTTACAACTTGCAATTCGAATGTACTTTCTACCAATTGCTCGATTTCTTTCTATGCACCCTCTTATATCCGAGTGTGCATGTGGTATTAATTCCCAAGGCCCAGAGTGGAATACTCTGCAGCAACATATCATGAAATTTGGAAAAGACAGAATTTTTGCTGGTGATTACAGTAAGTATGATACACGCATGCCTGCTCAATTCACCTTTTCGGCCTTTAAAATTTTGATTGATATTGCTCGAGCTACGGGGAATTATACGGAAGAGGATTTAACAATCATGAAGGGAATAGCAACGGATGTTTGTTACCCTGTCATGGCATATAATGGTACTTTGATTCAATTAATAGGTACCAATCCTTCCGGACAAAATCTCACAGTCTACATTAATTCGATAGTAAATTCTTTATTGAATAGATGTGGATTTTATTACTACATGAAAGATAAGTGGTTTCTTGGACACAAAATTAGAACTGGCTCTGTCACTTTTCGAGATGCTGTCGCCCTGATGACTTATGGTGACGACGTTAAAGGGAGTGTCAAGAAAGGATTTGATGATTTCAATCATATCTCTTATGCAGATTTTCTAGCCGCGAGAGACATGAAGTTCACAATGCCTGACAAGGAATCAACACCCACAAAGTATATGCTTGATGAGGACGCTGATTTTCTTAAAAGGAAGAACATTTGGAATGAAGAAGTGCAAATGTACTTTGGAGCACTGGATGAAGATTCGATTTTCAAAAGTTTACATTGTATTTTAAAATCAAATTCGTTATCAATGCAAGAACAATGCGTTGCTAACATTGATGGAGCTTTGCGTGAATGGTTTGCTCATGGGGAGGAAATCTATGAGTTTCGCCGTTCACAAATGCGCGCTATTGCGGAGCGTGCTGGCCTTGTCTGCCACGAGACCGAAGTCCCTTATTCGGAACGCATGACAGCTTGGAAAGACAAGTATATTCCTGCTCAAGGATAGGTTACCGCGTTTCACATCACGTAGGCGTTTTTGAGCAGATGTATATTAGTGTAGTATAATACTTAGAGTAGATGTGAACTATACTTAAAACTTGTTTGTGTGTCGGCTTGAGCTGACTGGCACACTTTAAACTGGAAGCTTGCTGTATGTAATATAGAATCAAACAACCAATGTATTGTACCGTGCAATCGAACTACGGTAGAGGCGGATACCTCGAATTTTGCGTCTTATGACGCGCAGTCAGGCACAGAGCGATTTGGTGTGACAATCAATGATTCAACCGCCGTCACTCGTGCCGAAATTACTACCTTCGCAGATCAGAATCCTGCTTATAGTTATGATGTAGTATCCAACCCAGATGCCACATACATGATTTCAGATACTTCAGATTCTGATTTGTCAAATTTCTTTTCTCGTCCCATCAAGATTGGATCCTTTAACTGGGCCATTGGACAACAATTGTTTCAAGTGTTTAATCCTTGGCAGCTGTTCTTCAGTAATCCTCGAATTATTAATAGGTTATCCAATTACAACTTGATGCGGGCAAAATTGAAAATTAAAATTGTTTTGAATGGAAACGGTTTTCATTATGGTCGTGCAATTGTGTCTTACACCCCATTGCACACTCAGGATAATATGACCGTAGATCGTTCTTTTTTCATTCAAGATGTTGTTCAAGCGTCACAACGACCGCACATTTATCTCGATCCTACACTTTCACAAGGTGGGGAGATGACCTTACCTTACTTTTGGTATAAGAACTATTTAAGTATACCAAATGAGGAGTGGAATGAGATGGGTGAGGTTGTTATACATGGTATGCAGAACTTAAAGCATGCTAATGGTGCCGCTGACAACGTTACAATTTCAGTTTTCGCCTGGGCTGAAGACGTAGCTGTGTCTATCCCAACAAGTGTAGCCCCCGGTGCACTTGTTCCACAATCAGGTCTTGAATCTGGTGCCAATGATGAATATGGTACCGGTCCTATTTCAAAACCTGCGTCTATTATAGCCCGAGCAGCTGGTGCTCTAGTTACAGCTCCTGTAATAGGAGCTTATGCACGTGCCACTCAAATTGGCGCTGGAGCACTGGCTGCAATCGCTAGTGTTTTTGGATATTCACGTCCTATTAATGTTGATCCAATCCATAGTTACAAACCCATGTATCTTGGAAATATGGCCAATACTAACGCTGAGGACACTAGTTCTAAATTATCGACGGATATAAAACAAGAGTTGACAGTTGATCCCCGAGTTCTTGGACTTGGTACCGCTGATGAGATGGTTATTAAAGACATCGCTATGCGGGAAAGTTTTCTTACTCGTTTCAATTGGTCAGTGACTACTAAGCCTGCCGAATCACTCTTATTTTCGTGTTTAGTTGATCCGGGAGTTCATAATATTTTAGACTCTGGATTGATTTCTGTTGAACGTCACTTGCCAGCTTGTTCGTTCGCTGTGCAACCATTCAAATATTGGAGAGGTAGCTTAGACTATCGATTTCAAATTGTTTCCTCGAATTATCACAAAGGAAGAATTAAAATTGTCTATGAACCCTTCAATTTTACGAAGACAACCGCAGAATATAATACCAATTACACATATATCCTCGATATAGCTGAGTCAAAAGACTTTACTGTTAAAATTGGATGGGGACAAACGCAGTCTTTTCGCAAGCATGTCCCTCTTAGTAGCAACCTCACGTCAATGTTTACCACTGATGGCACTAACATTACTTACACTCCAGATAGTGGCTATGGTAATGGCATTATCAATGTTTATGTGGTTAACGAACTCACTGTACCTAACTCCACTGCTAACAACGACATTCAAGTTAATGTCTTTGTCAGTGCCTGTGATGACTTTGAAGTTACTACACCAGATTTCTCTCAGCTTGAAAACACCTCCTATCTTCCCCCACCATCAGCGACGCGTACTTTCACACCGCAAAGTGGTATAGAGGAGACTGGAGATCGCGACTCTACGGAACAACCGAGTCGCCCGATGCACACTACATCAGATGAGCAGATGGCTGCTACCACCTCACCAAGTGACCATACTTTAGACGTTTACTTTGGTGAAAGCATCCAATCTTTTCGTGCACTTCTTAAACGATATTTTCTTCATCGGCAATTCGCAATCGATACAAACAATGGAAGTATCCCACCTGGTCCAACCATGTGGGTATCTTACCAGTACTATTTTCCATTTTACCGTGGTTATGATACCAACGGTTTTTGGTCTATCGATGGCGAAAAATACTCGTGGAGTAAGCAGACGTTACTGAACTACGTCACACCCGCTTATTCTGCTTTCCGTGGAGGGATTCGTTGGAAAACCCATCTTTGGGGCAATTCTTTACCCGATGGGTATCATCGTGTGATCCGCCAGCAAGAAGGCATACGACAATCAGATGCAGTAAACCCACTCACCTTTTCGAACAATCTAGAATTAATGAAGGAACTAGATGTTCTTGGACGATCAGGAGGTGAGGGGCAATTGGTACAGGCCATTAAGAAGAATCCTGTGCTAGAATATGAAATACCTTCGACGACGCCATACCGATTTTTGCCTGCTAAGGATAATAATTGGACAGTACGTTCAGGCGTCAAATATGCAGCAGACACCACACCCGAATCAAGGTGGGATGCCTTTTACAACCTCAGTGCTGGCGATGTCATCGTTAAAGATGACTATTGTGCCGCTGGTGAAGATTTCTCTTTATTCTTCTTTACTGGGGCTCCAATACTTTATAGCTACAATACACCGGGTGCTGCGCCCACTGTAGCTTTACAATAAGTGATTGGACGTTTTTTATAATACTTAACTTAAGGTTGTTAAGTATAATCCTAACGGAGACTGTTAGGTGAGATTTTTACGAATAAAAATCTTGGGTCAGGGATTGATTAGCCCTACGTTTTTGTTATTTTGAGATTGAAGATTTTCAAATAGAGATGTAGGGCATTCCTGATGCCCCACATCTCTGTGGATTTTTACTTGAGTCTCAACTTTCAAGAGCGTAGACCCGAATTATACGTTCTAACCACCAACTGTTCTTCACACAGGTTGGATCACTCCTTTTTGCGAGTTGGTGGTTCCGGG